GGTGGCACTCTTTCTACCTTAACATGAGAATAAGAACTCGTCAAACCATACATCCTGGTCTCCCTGCTAGAACTGTTTCTAGCTATGAGACTCCGATACCGCCTGGCACTGGCCTGAACTCCTTCTTTGATGGAGGAATGGCTAGTGGTGGGCTTTTGGAAGAATCTATCGAAGATTCGACCGAATCGAAGAATACTACCAAAGAAGTTCTTCATACCAAATCTGAATGGCAAGTTTTGCCACTCTTATGCGGCTTGGAGATCTTTGATGATAGTCATTACCAGCGGGTGTTCACACCCGGCGTAAGCGTGTATAGTCTAACAGGTCGCAACTTGGGAGATGTTATCTCTCAGGTTGATTTTGACCTTAACGGGTTCACGAAGACTGAAGTTCAGTTGGTAGCTGAGGCTAAGCACAAATTCTACTCGGAGAATCAGGTTAATAACCTGCTTACCGCGATAGAGTTTGGTGACTTAATCTCAACTCTGAAAGACATTAAAGAAATTATGTCCTCAGTGTTGTTCAGAAGGCGACTTCCGAAAATTCGGAAGCTCTCCTCTCTGTACCTTGGCTACAACTTCGGTATCGCTCCACTAGTATCCGATCTTAAGAAGATGCACAAGATGCTCCCTCTTATGAGGAAGCGTCTTCGTCGCACCTTCGATCGTGCTACATCATCGTATGTGGTATTCGCTAGGGACAAAGCGTCTTTTGACGTTGTGTTTCCTGGCGGGTATACTGGTTACATTGGTGAGGAATCACCGACTGGATCTTATGCCTCAGGTACTTATTGGTATGGCCGACCAAAATCTGGTCGGCCCCCAACTCGTATCTGCGGTGTAAGAGGTCATAATAACTATAAGTATGAATCAGAGGTATTTTCTACCGCTGACCAGCTTATTAGTTCTCTTATTACCACCGGTCCGGCATCTTTGGCGTGGGAACTTGTTCCCTACTCCTTTGTTGCCGATTGGTTTGTTGACTCGTCAAATGTCTTCGACAGACTCGATAATCTCCTTATGGGGAATCGAAAATCTATCGATGATATTTGGCTTACAACGTCCTACGATATCGAGCTACCTTGTATTTTATATAAGGTTAGCCCGACACATCGTACGGACCTTGATGGTCAACAAATTGGTCATGTTAGTCGGTTGTTCTACCACCGGAAGCCCATTGCTGATGATCTCACGATCACTAGCAGTGGCCGTTTTGGAAAGAAGCAGGTAGCCTTATCAGCTGCCTTGCTCCACCAATTGGTGGCGAAACGATAGTCAAATGCCTAGGCATTACCCTAGAACAACATCCATAAAAATATGAATGCTGACCTGACTACAAACAACGGCGTCGTCTACAAACTTATCTATTCAGATAAGGATGGAAGTCGCCGCAATGCCACGGTACCCACGGATCTTGTATCCGAGGCCACCGAGGTTGTCCTCACCGTCGCGCATCAAGACTACATTGACAGTGCCACTAAGGCACCTGGCATTCGTAGTAACATGCGCCTCCAATGCACGCAGATCGAATCTGCCACGGGCCAAAAGCTCGTGACGTTCGCTCAGCTTACCGTTGGGAGGCCTACAGCGTCTCTTAACGCCGACGCAGTTCATGCGTTGGTGGAAGAGTTGCTGTCGATGCTGGCCGGCAACGGGAACTACACCGCCAACCTTGGTCTCGCAGACGAAGTCTTCGAGACTAGGGAGCAGTAATTGGTCCCGTCAAAGCCAGATAACTAGAGGAGTGATTAGTCTTCAACTGATAGCAGTTGACCTAATCTAGCCTTGACGTTATAAAACATCAAAACAGGATCAGGCTATGTATAAACAGCAATCATACTACATTAATGTGTACGATCGCCTGCTAACAGATATCCGTCTCATGTCAGGTATGCCACTTGGCACCCCTGATATAACAGATACATGGGTCCTTATAGAAGGTCCCTTGTTAGATAAGCAGCTACTATTGTACTTGGATAACAGAGGTGATAAACCTCAGTTCCCTGAGTGGATCTCTCCACTCTTTGATGAATTCTGCCGATCAGGCAGTATCTCATGTCTTAAGTACCTTAGGCAACTGCTTCTTTTCTGTTACAAAACAAGAAAGGAACCAACTCATGAACAACTACTCGAAGCGCAAGCTTCTTTTGTTGACACTGATAATGGTATTGATGTCTTTGATGACGCTTTCATGCGCCAGCTTAGACACAGATACTACTATACGTGTGCGAAGCACCTCATCTCCCGGATTACCGGTAGGTGCAGGTGGTCCGAAATAGTTCCTCATCATGGCCCTGGCTCGGTTTTTCCGAGCCGCCGGCCTGATGAAAAGACTCATTTCGGTACCATCTACAGTACTATCCAAGAGCTGTACCCGTATGACCAATACTTCTGCCCGCTCCCAAGTTTTTGGGATCAGGTATTTGTAAAAGGTGATGCTGATATAGCTCAATCTGATAGCATTGTATCTCGCCTTGTTGCCGTCCCTAAAGACTCTAGGGGACCCAGATTAATCTGTGTCCATCCTTCAGAGTCTATTTGGATTCAGCAAGGTCAGAGACAGGTACTTGAACATGCCATTGAGCGTAATCCGCTTACAAGCGGTTACATCAATTTTACCAATCAAATGGTAAATGGCTTGCTCGCAAAGGAAGCTTCCTCCTCTCAAGAGTTTGTAACTCTTGATTTGAGTGAAGCTTCTGATAGAATATCTTGTAGTCTAGTTCGTCATTTATTTGGCGACTATACCTATAAATATCTATCTTGCGCGCGCGCTACGCATGTTCAACTCCTGAACGGTAGGCTTCATCGTCTCAGAAAGTGGGCCCCGATGGGAAACGCATTAACGTTTCCTGTCGAGTCCCTAATCTTCTGGGCATTGGTCCGTTCTAGCATATATACTGGATATGGTGAAAACTGTAACCAGATATATGTCTTCGGTGATGATATCATATTCCCAACGCGTTACTACGCACGTGTTCACGAATGTCTCGTTGCTGCTGGCCTAAAAGTCAACAGCAATAAAACATTCAGGTCAGGATTCTTTCGAGAATCCTGCGGTGTCGAGGCCTATAAAGGCTTCGATATTACACCACTGCGTATGCGCGCTGGAGATATCATTACTACTCAAGATTGCATATCCATGCTCGATCTGGCCAAAAGATTACGCCAGGCCGGGTATGAGTTTGCTGCCTCACGAATATACTCTGATATCAGACGCACAAGGACATTGCCTTTATGCAATGACCCTAATGCTTCGGGTATCTATGAGTTTGTTTCGTACGATCTCGGTAAGCTCTTCCTATATGAGCCTTCACTAAAGTGGAGGCCCAATCATAGGTGGGCAGTTCCGGGTCGTCAGGTAAGGAGCGTCCTTTCGGACCCTCCAAATCATGATTGGTATCATGTCCTAGATTCAATAATGGCGATCGATAGATCACCATTAAGAGATCGAGGCCTTGAGTATCCGTTACCATATACGGCTAAGTTATCATATGGTTGGCTTAATTGTCTTGAAAGGTAGCCTTAGGTATGGTGCGTCGTAAGACGCACCATGCTTGGGCTACCCACAATTAAG